AAGCTGGCTTTAAACCGATTGCTGAGGCCATCGAAACCAAACATTACCCAGAAGGGCGGCAGGAAGCCCCACAACGGCCTCAAGTACAAAAGCGGTGGTAAGGAAGCGGAAACGTGACAAAGCCTCTCAGAGGGCGTTTAAAGAGCCAGCAACAGACTATGTGGTATGTGAGGGGTGCCAAAAATCTATGCCGTTGGTGACAGGATATTGGATAATAAATGGATTAGGGGAGTTGTTGTGTCATGGCACAAACGGTTGTTCAGTTAGAAAACAAAGTTCTCATAGAGGAAGCGAGGGTAGTAGCGAGGGACTATTACACAGCCCTGATACTTGAAGGTTGGGGCTTGTACCGAATACTCAAAGAGCATGGTTACGAGCCTCACAGAGCAAAATATATTATACCCCTAAATGGAGAAGAGAAAGGATGGTATACAAGTGAGCCACACGTTATAGAATGTCTGGCTCACTATATATCAAACGGTGGAGAACCTTTGTACTAACGCTTCTTCTTTGATTTCATAATCTTTTTTTGAAGAGCCATTGGCAAAGTCTTTTGTTTAGCGGTCAGGCCGTTCTTCTTGGCTCCTGCTTTTTTCTTCTTGCCGTACATCACTTCTTTCCTTTCTTAGCTTTGTTACGTTTGGAGATAGCTGCTGCCTTCTTCTTTGCATCAGCTTTGCTACTGGCACCCCATGCCCGGAGTGATAATAACAACCGTGTCGGCTTGCCATTTTTATACTCTGGCCCCCTCATGTTACCCATACGAGCTAGGAAACTAGCTCTTCTAGGGTTGTCACCCTTCTTGACAGGTGCTTTTAAATTCATGCCCTGCCGCCTAGCAGACGCACGACCCCTAGCGTTCAAGCCACCCTTGGGGTTCTTCCCAGCTTTGCGTTGCCATGCTGGTGTCTTAGCCATCTGCCAATGCTCTCATACGATCTACCAAACGTCTAGCCCTATTGGGAACCTGAGTGTACCACCGCGAGTCTATCATTTCATCCGCTGCTTTGTTCCAATCCCTTGCGTCAACGCCAGCCTTCATGCCCTTGAACTTGGATAGCCGAGGCCGACCCATGTTGAACATCATGTTAGCTATGATGTGCTGACACTCTTCTGGCAAATCGTCAAAGTCAGGGTACAATACTTTGCACTCATCTATTGTCACAGACATATCCAATGCAAACAATTTCTTAACACGTTCTTGCTCAACTGTTGTTCCAACAGGCTTGCCATGTTCTTCATCACTTTCAGTGATTAGATGACCAATCCCGCAAGTGGGCAAGCCAAGGTGATCTAAATAAACCTCGTACTTGCAGCCCTCATCTTCGGCTATCTCTTCTCTGAGTCTATCTTTGTTCATTTCTTTTTCTTCGCTGCTGGTTTTTTCTTTTTCTTGCCACCTCGTAGCAAGTCTGAGTCAGCCTTTCTTGCACCGCCCTTGCCAGATACAAAAGACTTTACCCTGCCCATAGCCCACTGATGCGCTGATACCTTTGGCCTAGACCCTGATGAATAGTATGCACCCAGCCCACGTTTGTAGACTTTATCAAGAGTTGCTTTGGAATACCGTGACGCACCTGAGATGCTTGCAAACCTAGACATTATCCACGACTCCTCTGCTTGCTAATACGATCCATCATAGCTGGTGTGAGCTTGCCTTGTCTATACAGTTTGGCAGTGCGCTTAATCTCTGCCTCTCGTTTCTTAGGGTTTTTTGCCCCACGCACATACTTCTTTGGTACACCGCCTTTTGTTTTAGGAACCTTTGCAAACTTACGCTTTGTCACTTTGTCACCCCTTTGTATTTTTCAAAGCTACGCATCCCACCAAGACCCAATAATCCTAACAGCACAGTCATTAAGCTGTCCATATCAAAAGCTGGGTACGCCACTGCCTCAATGCCCATGTACGCAGTGACCACATCCATCGTAGGAAAAACTAAAAAATGAGCGAATAGGGCTAGGCTACAGCACCAGCCTACACTCGGTCTCCAACCCGATACAAAAATGTTTTTTGACTTTGCTTCTTCAGCGTTGATAGCCAACTGGCCTTTGGCTAACTCTTGTGCGTGTCGATCAGCCATAGTAGCTAACTCATGCGCCAACTTGTTCTTCTGATCTTTGTCCTCAACAAATTTATCTAATAGCCCTGTCACTGGCCCTATTAATGCTTGTATCATTCTATTATCCTCACAATATAGTTTGAACCATCATCATTCTTTTCAATTACAACTGTTTTGTTTTCGCAAGCGTACCTAACAGATGTTGATTTCTTGTAAAGGTTTCTCTCTATCTTTCGTTTGGTCTTGAGACATTTAGATATTTTCTCAAATGCGGTATGCTCTGCAATATCACCGCCCATATAGAGTATCAGTGTAATTGTTTCAGTTACCACGTTGTCCGTTCCTCATCTTTTCAATCTGCGCCTCAATATTGGTAAGACGCTTTTCATAAAAATCTAAAGTCAGCTTTTGCTGTTGGTCATGTGGCGCACGGCCTTCATCTATTTGCTCTTGCAATTTAGCAAGTTGCTCAGACAAATGTTCTATCAGCATAAACTGTTCGCTATCTGCTGGCAAACTCCCCATTTCGCCTCTAGGCCATTTTATTCTGAACTCTGTGTTCTGCCCCAAGTCAGCTTCCATAAGAATGATTTTGTTTTCAATGCTGTTCAGTCGTTCAATCACTCCAAAATATGCCCAAGTTCCAACAGCAGCACCAACAACCATTGCAATCAAATTGCGGATTGGCATGGCTAATTCTGTGTTTTCACTTATCTTCGTAGCCATCACTCAAGCCCTACAACTTGCGATAGACCAAATACCTCCAACATCATAAACGTGAAAAACAATAACAAAATTCCACCGAATATTAACTTCCCAGAAAAATTGGTGGAACCTAATCTGATAGCTATAAATTCATTGCCCAATATTCGTAGAACAAGCTCAAAGCTATTTTCGCCTACGCTTATTGATACAGGCTTTTTCTTTTCATCAGTCATACCTAATCCTTCTTGTGTTCGTGTCCCATCCAAATCCCGAACACGCCTGTCATCACGCCCATTACAACGCTAACGAAAGCTGACTGTGATGCTGTCGGATCATCAAGAGACATAAACCATTCCGCACAACGCCATGACATAACTGTGCTAGCCAACATCATAAAACGTGGTAGGACTTTCCATCTTAAAAACTGTTCTACTGTAATCATACCGTTCACCCTCGACACTACGAGCTATTGTCATAAACATCACAGCGAAAAGAAAAATAGCTACCAAGAGTACACAGAAGATAATTGCACACGTTTTAATTGTCTCTGCCACTTCTTGTTGCCTACGAGCCGCTTCAATTTGCGCTTTCTTAATCGCTTCCTTTTGTTCCCGGAGTTTCTGATTATGATGATTTAAGATCTCCTGCCATGTGCTAGGTTGATCGGCTGGCTTGGGCCAACGCATATTAATCATCGTAGCGATTTCTTGCATTTGCTCATTAAGTTTTTTGGATTCAAGAACTGCATCAATCGAACTACGAATGTTGATGTCACCAACACTAGCTTGTTTATTACGTTCTTCATTGAGCTTCTTTTGCGCCGAGAATAACGTACTGATTTGGTCTGAAATATCTGCAACAGATTGAACATCATTGATACGAGCCTTTATAAACCCTATAGCGTTTGAGGCCGCAGTGACCGCAGCAATAGCTGTGGTTATCGGTTCCATTAGATTGCATCAGGCCAGTCATTGATCGGCGCATTACCAGTTGGCTGACCATTTGAATCAACAGGCGTATCGTACAAAGCTATAAACGCAGCAAGGTCGCTAGCATTAGTAATAGATGTCTCTATGTTATTGCTGGCTGCACGAACAGCAGCCCTATAAGTTGTAACAGTTGATGGCACAGAGTAAGACTCAACTTCTGTTGCTTTGATAACTTGCCAATCGTGAGGCGCAAGCAAGCTAGCCGCCTGAGTTTTCGTTGTTTCAATAGCTAAAGTCTTTAGTCCTTTGGTCACAAGTTGCTTGCCATCAATGTCGAGAATTGCTTTGCCATCTTTGTCAACCTCGTTAACATCTGTTAGTGAGCGAGGGATTAATTCTCCATCAGCATCACGACCCCAATAAAAGCGGTTGTCAAAAGCCGCTTCACTAGCCGGTGGATCTTCCCAAGTAATTCCGATTGCAGCTTTTTCACTGTCGCTGTAACGCATCCAGACTTTTGAGTATTGCGTGCCGTCAGTGCCAGTGAACTCTTTGCCTATCTTTAA